CAAGGATGGAGCAGGCTTCGCCCTGATAGAGCGGTGGCTAGCAGGTAATGATATGCTCATCGTCAAATCTGACCGCAAGGAACCCATCGTTGTGCTGCCCTGGTCTACCTATGGGCAGCTGATGACAGGCGAGTAGTTGTACAGTGCTATTTCATTTCCATCTAAAAAATTGAGGGCACTGTACAACTATGCACGCACCTGAAGACTTTGATGCCGAGCAAGCCGTACTGAGCAGCTGTATGCAGCGTATCGGTGCAATCCCTGAGATCACAGACATGGGGATAGAGGTCGAGTCCTTCTGGACCCCTGTCAATCAGAAGGTCTGGTTGGGCTTGCAGGATGCCCTGGCAGCAGCCCCCAAGGGCGCGGATAACATTGACCCTCTGCTGCTGCACAAGCACCTGCGTAGTCGCGCCCCAGAAATATCGTTGGTAGACCTGACAACGTTATACACCTTAGTGGGCACCAGTCGCAACATCCGATGGCACGCGCAGAACCTCTTGGATCTACAGCAACGCCGTACCCTGGCTGAGATGGGTAGGTCTATGACCACCCGTGCTACCGATATGATGGATGACCCCGAAGACCTATTGTATGATCTGGAGGAGCATCTACTCAAGTACAGCAAGACGCAGGATACAGGGATGCTGCCCCTGGGAGACGCCGTAGGGATGACTCTGCACTGGACACGCAAAAATAAGGGGCTGGGGTTATTGGGTGAGCCCACCAACTTTATGGAATTGGACCGCATCACCAATGGCTTGCAACCCGCCCAGTTGATCGTGCTAGCCGCAAGACCCTCCAAGGGCAAGTCAGCCCTCGCTTGGCAGATTGCCAGTCATATCGCCCATAGAGGTCCCGTAGCGTACTTCTCCCTGGAGATGGATGCCCGTAGCTTGGTCCTACGTGCCCTCTGCCAGGAGACAGGGATCTGTATCTCAGACTTAGCCCGTGCCCATATCCCCACGCATCTCGTGGATCAGTTTGCGCAAGCGACACAAGAGATAGCAGCCCGTAAGCTCCATATTGATGAACGGGGCAGTGTCTCCCTACACGCCCTAAAAGCCCGTGCTAAGCGCTTACATCGTCAGGACCCCCTCTCCCTGATCGTAGTGGACTACCTGCAGCTGATGAGTGTCACGAGCGCTGCTACGCGGGAGCAGGAGGTATCGCAGATCAGCAGGGGCTTGAAAGCACTGGCAATGGACCTGGGTGTGCCCGTGCTAGCCTGTGCGCAGTTGAATCGTGCCATAGAGATGCGCACAGGCGAAGCCTCGCGCCCCAACCTCTCCGATCTGCGGGACTCGGGGCAGATCGAGCAGGATGCGGATGTAGTGGGGATGCTATGGTGGGGCTGGGAGCATTGTTCGGACCTGGCACAGGGAGACTGTGAGTTGATCATCCGCAAAAATAGGAACGGACCCCAAGGGACCATGCGCCTCAACTGGCAATCCGACACGGTGAAGTTTGTCGAAGCAACGACCTGAAACGATATACTACCTGCCCAGAATGGCCCTCCCTCCCCTGCCTCACGATGAGCAGCGGGAGCTAGTGCGGCGGTGGCAGGAGAACGAGGACTATGCGGCACGCGAGATGCTGGTGCGTAGCACCTTGGGTCTGGTAGCGAAGTTTTTGGGGGAACGTCCCTGGGTGCCCTTTGATGAGGGCTGTCAGAATATGTGCATCGAATTGATGGTCGCTATGGACAAATTCGACCTCTCACGCGATGTGGCGTTTACCAGTTATGCCCGTTGGAGACTGCTCAAAGCGGTGACCGATACCGAAATAGATGATAAGATCGTGCGATTACCTGGCACCGTAATCAAAGCCCAGCGCAAGAGGCGCAAGGAACTCAATGCCGCAATAGATAGCGGCATGTCCCGCTTACAAGCGGAATTGGCGATCTACGATCACTATCTCCATGCCCTCACGCAAGAGCAGGAAATAGGTGCGGTCGAGCCAACCCCCCCCGAAGAAGAGCCTCCTACGGATATCAGTCCCTACCTACAGTATATCCGCATACCCAGGCACCGCATGATCGTCAGATTTGTTGTTGGTAGTTTCGGGGGCATCCTATGGAGCTATGTAGCATTGGGGCGCATCATGGGAGTCAGCAAGCAACGGGTTGAGCAACAGGTGCTAATCGCCAAAAACGATATTAAGCGCAGTGTGTCGCGGTAATGCCCTCTGGGAGATCGGTATTACCCTCACTGTGCTGGGGGTGGAGGATGTTGCGGGGTGTCCTCCACCTCCTTGAACCCTGATTATGATTAAAGTGCGTCTATCGACAGAGGAGTTGAGAGGTGCCCTCCTGCACGCCCGTCAAAACCAGGAGCAGGGCATTGGCACCTATAAGAGCCAGGTGCATGACGTTGAAACCAGGCAGCAGCGGATGACTGTCGATCAGGCCGTAGGACAGGTCGCTACTTGTGCCGTAGCTAAATACCTATACGGTACAACCCAACTCTATTTCTTGACCCGATTCTGGCATAGCCAACATCCCGACACGGCAGATCATGGGTACGACATTGGATGCGCCAATATCGACGTTAAAGCGTCCTTTATGCGGGGATCTAAAGATCCCTTGCGCTATAACCTACTCTTGCGCCCCAGCGATCTGCGGGAGGATTGGGTGTACATCCAGTGCCTAATAGACCATGCCAGCGAGGACCCCACCCATTGGATTACAGAGCATCCTACCATCTACATCCCAGGGTATGCCACCCCAGATGACCTACCCTTCGAAGTAGAGGATCAACACTCCTCCTTTAAAGGGTGTTATCGATTGTCCACCATCGACCTTAATCCCCTCCCTCCCTTACGCTACCACTGGTTCAATAACACCTAATCATGGGAGATTTGAAGGAGAGGATAGCACTCAACTTGATTGATACACACGGGCAAGAAAAGGTAATCTTCTTTGAGCCATCTGAATTAGATGCGGCACTGATAGGCATCGCCTTGCGGATCGGCCTATCGGTGCCAGCCTACGACTATGACAAGCTGATTGAAGTGCATCGTAAGATGGGCATGAGCTATCAAGAAGCGGAAGAGTGGGTGACCGTAAACACAATGGGCCGTTACGTAGGACCAGAGACTCCCGTAGTGGTGTGGCGGCCCAGATGACTTTTGATAGCTGACTGCTTGGTCTTGATGGCCTATATCGTCGTAGGCGTGATGCTCTTAGTCCTCCTCCTGCTTGGGCTGACGCTATGGACCTGGTATCGCTATGTGATGTTTGTGCGCAAAAGAAAGGCAGGCCATGAACTCCCTACCCCCCCTAAGTGAAGAGTCCAGCTGGCAACGCATAGGGTCCGATGGCGAAATCTATACCATCAGACGCTATCCTGCTCCTGAATGGGGCGAGGATCGCTGGGTCTGCACTTGCAAGGGATATCGGTTTCGGTCCCGTAACAAACTCAATTACCACTGCAAACACATTACCCAGGTGCGAGAATGTCTGATACAACAGATTTGACCATCAATAAAGTTCCTAAGGAGGGTGGTCCACGTACCCTTGATCTCTTTGCAGGATGCGGAGGTCTTGGACTCGGCTTTGAGGCAGTCGGCTTTGAGACCATGGGTTTTGAAATGGTTAAAGATTACGGTGCGACCTATAACAAAAACCTAAAGGGCGAATGTTTTATTGAGCAGCTAAACGAATCTACCTCCTTTCCAGATGTACAGGTGATAATTGGAGGCCCACCTTGTCAACCCTTCAGCGTGGGAGGGCACCAAAAAGGCCTTGAAGATTCGCGGGATGGATTTCCTATTTTTATTTCTGCTATAGAAAAGATACAACCAGATATTTTCCTTTTTGAAAATGTTCGCGGCTTAATGTACAAGAATAAGTGGTATCTTGATCAAATAGTTGACCAACTTAGTAATCTTGGATACATATTGGAATGGCAATTATTGAATGCAAAGCATTATGGGGTGCCTCAAAATCGTGAGCGGGTCATAGCGGTAGGGCATAAAGGAAAATTTGATTGGCCCGAACCTATGAGCTATCTGGTTACTGCTGGCCAAGCATTGGGAGACATGGCAAGCCAAGTACCATCTGATTCCAAATTTCTGACGGAAAGTATGGACACATACGTGGCCAAATACGAGAAGGCTTCCAAATGTATCCGTCCCCGCGATCTCTACCTTGATAAACCAGCAAGAACGCTGACATGCCGAAACCTTGCTGGTGCTACCGGGGATATGCACCGTATAAGGCTTCCAGACGGCAGGAGACGCCGTTTACGTATCAGAGAGGCAGCCCGTTTGCAGAGCTTCCCAGATTGGTTTGAGTTCGTTGGAGGAGAAATCAGCCAATACAACCAAATAGGCAATGCGGTGCCCCCTCTTTTTGCATATAAGCTTGCATGTAGTGTGCAGAGTTACCTTAACTCTTCAATGCGATTCACGACTTCCGAAATCGCAGCTGCTGGAGCACCGACACAGATGACTATGTTTGATTGATGTCCTGCATCTGATTCATCGACTACTTCAATGATTATGAGCTTTGCCTTGCCAATGCCATCAACACGAGTAAATGGCTCACGGAACAGGTCACGGTCTATTCCATAGGCGAGGGCAAAAGGAAGCAGTTCTTCTTCCGGTTGAAAGGTGACCCCCGTGAAGTGGATGGACAGTGGAGCGAACTAGCTACATCACAGGGTCCTCCCTGGACTGTAACGCATCGCTAGTTGCTTCGTCTGACGGCGCGAAAAGGTCACATACTCTGCGGTTGTTTCAAGATCCTCATGCCCTAGCAATTCCTTCAATGACAACGTATCCCCTCCATTTTCC